CCAGACTGTTGGAACAGGCTGGTATCTGGACCAGAACTTCTTGGGATGTTCGAAGATAGACAAAATACAATAATCTCTGTGTATGGTCGACCTTTGCCGATCCAGAAACAGGAAATTATTGACTTTGTCTTGGCTTCGGGAACTGATGTTGAGGTTGTTGGTCTATTTGAGGCCCTCAAACTTCGACTGATCTCTAAAGGCTCCGCCCCCCGGTACTGGTTTGCAAAGTTCTTTCAAAAGCAACTTTGGCAGCACTTGCAAGGGTTTGCTCCCTTTTCTGCAACTGGACGACCATTGGAACAGTTAGACCTTGAGTCTCTCTTAGAGAGAGAGGTTAAACTCGGTCTGAACTTTACCAAATGGGTCTCAGGCGACTACTCTGCAGCCACTGACAACCTTGATATTGAATTTACCAAGATTTGCTTTGATTCCGCCCTCTCCAAGGGCCCCTTCGATCCAAGAGAACAGGAAATTCTCCGTAGTGTCATTTATGAACAGACACTACATTATAAGGAGCGATATCCTGGGGATCCTGATACCGTTGAACAACGGTCGGGACAATTGATGGGCAGTCCCCTGTCCTTTCCCATTCTGTGTGCCGTAAACCTCATTTGCTATTGGATGGTACTTGAAGAGTACCTCGGTCGGAAGATCAAAATTAACGATCTTCCTGTCCTCCTTAATGGAGATGACATACTCTTTCGTACAAACGATAAGTTGTATGCATCTTGGAAGGCCAAGGTCGCAAGTGTAGGTTTCAGTCTTTCCTTGGGTAAGAACTACGTTCACAAGTCCGTGCTCACAATGAACTCGCAACTGTGGACATATCGAAGGGAGAAGGAAAATGACAAAGTCTTTGTCTTGAAGAGACATGGATTCCTGAACACTGGCCTTTTAACAGGTCAGTCAAGAAAGACCGGAAGGAACTCTGTGAAGAGTCTTCCCCTCGCCGATTTCTACAACGAATGTATACCCAATGCTAAGAACCCTTTGAGGGCTCATCATCGGTTTATGCATTACAATCGAGAAGAAATAAGGAAACATACCTATGATGGTAAGTTCTCTTGTTTTCTCCCACCAGAACGATGTGGCCTGGGTTTCAAAGTTTTCCCAGGGATTGAAACAGTTGTTCGGCGCGATCAAATGTTCTTTGGTAGATACCTGGAACATATGGCCTTTCATTTGGTTGAATCAGGAAAAGTCCGGAAACTTGGTAAATTGCTCCTTGTTCACAAAGCTGAACCCGGTGAATTGTACTACTACGATATTCACGATGAGCTGAACTCCTCCTCGTCATATATACAGTCTCCACCCCC